ACATTACCTCAATGTCGAGGGTGGACACATTAATGACATTACGGTCAAAATGGATTTCATCAGGAAAACGTTCCTGAATAAATTGCGCAACGTAACGAGTGTTTCCATAGATCTTAAAGGATTCGATGTTCTCGTAAGGAGCCATGAATTCTTTAGCATACTTCATCGAATCAAACTTCATGGGCTCAACCGGAGTACCATCCAGCGCAGTCCAGATGGTTTTCTCATGCTTCGAAGGGAGATACATGGTGGGCTTGAACTTCACACGTTCGGTTACGCGCTTACCATTATCATAGCCTCGATAAAGGATATGCGAACCCCATCTGCTCACATTGGTATAGAATTTCACATTACCATCCTATCACATAATCGGGGTTTGTAAATAAAAAAGAGTGGTAACGTGAAAGTCACCACTCTTGTAAGACTAACTAAGAGTTAATTAGTCCTGGATGAAGGTTGAGCCAATCTCAATCTTCTTGGGGCGTTCTGATTCTGGAACAACCTTGGTAAGCGGAATCGAAAGGATTCCATTCTTAAGGTCTGCACCAGTTACCTGAACGTATTCCGACAGCGTAAAAGTTCTGGTGAACTTACGCGTCGAAATGCCCTTATGGTTGTAGACTCGATCGTCTTCCATTTCACCGCTAACAGTAAGGACAGAATCCTTTAGCTGAATGTCGAGGTTCTCCTTAGAGAATCCTGCAACGGCGATTTCCACCAAGAAATTATCGTCATCAATGAAAACGATATTGTGCGGTGGGTATGTATCCTCTCTTAAGGAGACTCTGTTGAGCTCATTGAAGAGATGGTCGAAGCCTACAAAGGCTGACCGTGGGAACGTGTATGTATTTCCTGACATGTTATTTTACCTCCAGTTATGCAAGGTTATGTAATCTCCGATAACCCCCGAAGGGCATTACCGGTTGATGGCGTAAGTGCCATCAAAGCTATTTATATTACTTTGTATTGCCGATATTATATTTCGGCAATAATTCCCAATTGGCTTTTTCGCGATGTGGGATAATCTTAATCTGTCGTAAAGGTGCTTTATCTTTTGCTTGATCCGAGTTAGATATGGAAACTAAACCCCAGTCTGATAGCAATGTGGAAATAGTGTTTCTACGTTGAACATCATTTACATTTAAATTTGAAGGCTTACCATCAAGGAGAAATAGCTCCTTAAAATGCACGATGAAATAACGACCTTGTTTGTGCAGAATATGGCAAGACTGGTAAAGCTTATTAGAAGACTTACGAGAAGCAACACCAATTCTGGTGAGGGTCTCACGAACTTTTAAAAAATCATCGGGCTCATTCAGCGTAACTTCAAGCATCATAGCAGGTGTCCAGGCTACCGGAGTTTCGTCGATTGCGGCGATTCCAGGAACTACATCATTGCTTTGATTTGGCTGAGCGTCCACCTTGATAAATTTTAGTTCTTAGTACTTCTATCTGTTCAGAAGTCATGAGAGCCGCAGCAGATCTAGCCTTTTCATTACTAAAGTCATAATATGCTTTGACAATCATTATTGCTTCTTGTTCCTGGGGTTTAGCCCATTTACTAAAGCGTTTCTTCTTACGTATGCTATTTATCAAAAAGTCGAACTGGAGTCGCTTATCTAGGTGATGATAACGGTTCATTTCATTAGCAAATAAGACAGTGTCAGAGAAATAAGATAGTCCACGATTCACCATAAACGAGACATATTGCTTCTCGGAAACATCATCCACCATGATGTCCTTCTTGGTATCATTGATGGAATTTAAATAGTCAAAGAAGTTCATTTCCATTCAACCGAGGCCATTAGTTCGGTCATGCATGCAACAAGATTCAGTTCGTGGTCAGCCACAAATGCATCCTTGTACTGATAGTCAGCAAGAATTAACACAACCTGAGGAACACTCTGAGGTTGAGCATATTCGATCATGTTGTCATAGATCTTGCGAAAGATTGCTGCAGGTTCTAGATCGAGGTTATTGACCACCCATCCACGCATGGTCTTAAAGTCTTTTGCTTTTAAGGCGGCAACTAAACTGGCAATATTTGCATCGCCAAGATTTGCAAGAATTCCAGTGTCAATTTGACCAGATACGGAATAACGCTGGCATTCGCCAATGACCCTGCGCCAGTCAGGGGCGAACTTAATAATAAGTTCAGCTAGAACCTTTGGTTCATGCTTGATACCTTCCTTGAGGAGGATACCTTCCATACGCTTCATAAAAGCACCAGCAAGACCCGCCAATTGCTTTTTAGACGTATTGAATTCGATTACAGAACATCTCGAATGGAGGGGTTCAATAATACGGTTCTTGAAATTGCACGTCAGGATAAACCGGCAATTAGAAGAAAACTCTTCTATGAATCCGCGCAGCGCAGGTTGCGTGGATTGTGGGTTGAGGTAGTCAGCCTCATCAAGGATGACTACTTTCGGCTTGTCCGAACCTTCGAGCGAGATGGAACTTGCAAATTGTCTAATTCGACCACGAAGGACATCAATGCCGGAATCTTCTGATCCGTTAATGACAATAGCATCGAGCCCGAGTTCATTGCAAAGAGCTTTTGCAACTGTAGTCTTACCGAGACCGGCCGTGCCACACAAAAGGAGGTTTTGCATTTCACCCGACGAGACGATACCCTGGAACGTTTTGAGGAGGTGTTCCGGGAGGATGCATTCACTGAGCTTGGCTGGACGGTATTTTTCCGTCCAGAGGAATTCTTCTTGGTTTTGCATGCCTTCATTTTAAACTGAAGTGATGCTTTCGTACAACTCTTTAATCTCAGAGGTTTCGTTTTCGAACTGAGCAACAGTCTGCTTGTGGTACAGTGCAGCAACCTTACGGAAAGTTTTTGGAGCAACCTTGAACTTATCTTCAAGAGCCTTGAGCGTTTCATTAATCTGAACACGCTGAGTTTGAATCTCTGACATAGCCTCTGAGATTTGGTCAAGGGCAATGCGGATAGCTTTACGATCTTCTGGAGTTGAAGGAATGAGGCTCATAATAAAAAAGTGGTGGGTTCTTTTATGACTGCCCCACCAAAAGTCCGTACGGAATTAAACCTATTAGACTTTCTCAGGCTGAGCTGGGAATTCTACAGTGTTAGACTTGTCAGCCTCGGGTGCAGTTTCTGCTGCAGCGGGCTTCGGAGTGCTAGCCTGTACGAAGTCAGCAAACTTAGAACGAAGCGTTCCAACAGCGGTAAGTTCTGAACCTTCAAAGGCTCCACGACGGGAGACGATGTCGATTAATTGAACTACTGCTGCAAGGTCATTTACGCCAAGCGGCTGTACTGCGGGTTTTTGTTCTGACGGTTGATCTGTTTTTGTAGTATCCATATATGTTGTTCCTATGTTATCGACTTCTTAGGCGAACGTCGAAGTTTTTTCAAGAGCAATCCAATACTCCACTGGGAGATTGGTGTTCTTAAAATGACTGATTAGTTTTGAGCTGATTGACACGGTATAATCACCAGGCAACATTTTAAGATTGCCGATGACCATGACGAATGAGAATACCTCTTCACAAGCATTACTCTCATTCAACGTGATGGTGTATTTATTCGCTGTTGGATTCTTTTGATCCAAAATTGTGATAGAAACTTTACCTTTTTTACCTTCAATGGCCAGGGTTGAATGGCCAAATACTGCAGAAGCCTTCTTGATCTTATTGATCACGTCTGCCGTGAGATTAAGCACAACATCAGCCTTGGGCATAGTGACTGCCTTGGTTGGCGCAGTTAGGACTGAAGGACTCGAATAGAAATACTTAACGGAGATTTCATTATTCTTAATGATGACAGAATCCTCTGTAAAATTCACCTCGGGATCTTCAATCAAAGAGATAGCGGCAAGGAACTCGCTGAGTTCATAGATGCCAAACTCCCTCTCAATCTGCTCAGCAATCTGCGCGGAAGCAAGAATGTTCTTTGCCTCAGAAATTGTGCTAATGGTATTGCCGGGCTTGAAGACCATGTTCGGATTGATGGCGGAAAAGTTCTTCAGTAAATTGATAGTGTCTTCAGATAGTTTCATAGGTCGGGATTGGCTTTGCCCATATCATGTTCGCAGAGGAAAAAGAGGCATGCCGCAGCATGTCCAAGGTGATGTCTTCCAGTTTCAAGATCAAAACGCTCACCGCGTTTCCAGGCCCAAAGGTGACGTTGGAGTGCATCAAAATACCGACGTTCGGCTTCTGGCACATACCTCCAATTCTCACGGGCA